AATAATCCCTATCCCGTGAGAACGGAAGGACGGTGCTGCCGATATTGCAACTATACCGTAGTACTGCCCGAAAGAATAAGACTATCAAAACAAGATCGCTATGAGCAAGGAAAGACGGATGATTGAAATCACTCCGGGACGTATGAGTCCGGGTGGGCGTATGACAGACCGCATCGAGAGCCGTGGGCACAGTTGTCCTTACTGTCAAGGAAACGGCTACCATTGGCAGGAAGATGAGTGGCAGGAACACTACAAGCAAGAGTGCCCGATATGCAAGGGCAGCGGCAGGCTCGACGCAGTGATAACCGTTGAGTGGAGAGCGTCAGACAATGTATAATCTTTAATCAATATGACAATGAGCAATTTTTTAGACGAAATCAAGAAGCGTATTCAAGTGTGGCACGAGCAGCGTGCGGAGCGTATCGAGGCAGACCGTCAGGCGGCACTTGATGCAGAGGCACGGGAAGCTGTGCAGGTAATGGAATTCAACGGCAGGCTGTACATCTGTGTACACGGCACACCACTGTTCGACATCGATATTTTCAAGAACAGCGTGGCCGAGGTCGTAGCCTGTGGCCGCAGCGCATACAAGGACTGGAAGGAGGAGAAGCTATGGGAGCGGAACGGAACTACGCACGTTTCTACTGTCTGCTGAAAAAACTGCCCGGAGCAGATAAGGAAACGCTTGTGGAGCAATATACCCACGGTCGGACGGTCCACCTTCACGAGACTTCCATACAGGAGTACGATGCGATGTGCAACGATATGGAACGAGTGGCAGGATTCGATGAGCGCAGGGAGGCCATCCGGAAGGAACTCAGACGGAAGCGCAGCGTGTGCCTGAAGCTGATGCAGCAGCTCGGTGTGGATACCACAGACTGGGCGCGAGTAGACAACTTCTGCCTGAATTCCCGTCTTGCCGGTAAGCCTTTCAGGAACATCAGCATAGAGGAGCTTGAAGACCTCGCTGTAAAACTGAGGACTATCAAGCGCAAGGGCGGTCTGAAACCACAGCGACCACGGGAAGAGCAGAAAAGTAAGACTTCATTTGTTTATGTCCCTATGGGCAATATAGCAGAAAGTTAATGAATATGACACCAAGAGAATTTGTAAAGCGTGCGATGGAGCACATCAAAGAACTCACGGAGGGCTTAAGCGAAGCGGAGTATGACAACTGCCTTGAGCAGCTTTCCTTTGAGATTGAGGATGAGCGCCAGAAGCTGAACTGGTCGCCCGACATAGAAGATTAGTTTTATCAACCTATAAAAAAGAAAATACAATGGCAACAAGAAAGAAAAAAGTAATCATTACCGGCGTGAGCAGAGAAGCCGCCGATGAAGCGTTTGCAACCTATGCCAAGAGCGATGCACAGTTGCAGAAAATCAATGCGGACATTGAGTTGCAGTGCGCCAAGTACCGTGAGAAGTATGCCGACAAGATAGCCACCCTCTCGGAGGAGCGCGACAAGGCGTTCGACACTCTTCAGGCATTCGCCACGGAGAACCAAGCCGAGCTGTTCACCAAGAAGAAGAGCCTCGACATGGCGCACGGTGTGATAGGCTTCCGCACGGGCACGCCGAAGCTGAAGACCCTCAAAGGCTTTACATGGGCAAGCGCGTTGCAACTGGTTAAGGAGTTCCTTCCTGACTATGCACGCCAGACTTGGGACATCGCCAAGGATAAGCTGCTTGCAGACCGTGATGCCGAACAGATGGCGGATAGCATGGCCAAATGCGGCATTCAGGTAGTGCAGGACGAAGCCTTCTACGTGGAACCCAAGAAAGAAGATACCAGCGTATGATCAGGGAAGTATCGAAACCGCCCAAGGTAGCCCTGTGCCGTGAATGCCACGGCACGGGCTTCCAGAAGGCAAGCATAGACGGGACACTGACACGCGTCCGGTGTTCCCAGTGTGAGGGAAGCGGCAGGGTGCTGGTGAGTTGCAAGATGAGCCTCGACATCCGCCCGTACAGAAACAGTCAACAACCCTAACAAATCCCACAGCGGTGAACAAAAGGAAAGGAAAGAGTTATGCCAAACGCGTTGCCGACATCAACCATATATATGACACTTACGTAAAGACCGGTCTTCCGAACCGTGAGATATGGAAGCGTTATGTCTACCCCAAGTACGGCATCAGCGAGCGCACCTTCTACAATCTGCTGAAGGCATCGGGCAGTCCCGGAATCGAGGACAGCTCGGAGCTTTCAGCAGAGGGCTTTTTGTTCCCTGAGCTGTTTATAGAAGATGAAACCAGAGACCCGTCGTATTTTAGGAAGAATCCTTAATGACATCCGCGTGGAGATGACGGACGAGTTCGACCAGAACTTCGAACGTCAGTCCTTCTTCGGCGAGGCGTGGCAGCGTCGCAAGAGCCCCATGCGCCCGGGCGGCCATATACTTGTCGATACCGGACGGCTCCGCAGAAGCATACAGAGCCGGACAACGGAGAACAGCATAACCTTCTTCACCGAAGAACCCTACGCAGCCATTCACAATGAGGGCGGCGAGATTGTGGTGACAACGAAGATGAAACGGTACTTCTGGCACAAATACTACGAGGCGACCGGCTCGTTCGGCAGGAAGAAGGACGGCAGCCGCAGGAATGACAAGCGCACGGTGCAGCTTTCCGAGGAAGCCGAGTTCTGGAAGTTCATGGCCCTGAAGAAAGCCGGTACGACCATCAAGATACCGCGCCGCCGTTTCCTGGGCACCAGTCCGGAAGTGGAGAAAGCCGTCCGGGAAATCATTGAGGAGAATATCACCGAGTATATCAACTTTGAATTCGAGATTAACGAGAAATGAGAAAGGAACTGTACAAGATGCTCTGCGATAAGCTGAAGACAGTAAGCGGCGGGGTCATCAAGCATATCGACCTGTGGAACCACAACGTCGAGTTCATCGAGCAGGAGGAGCAATGGGAACGTCCCGCTGTGTTCGTGGAGTTCGCCCCCATCCAGTGGCAGGCTGTTCAGAACGGTGTGGAATACCGTGCCGAGCCGATAGTGAACCTGCATGTGGTAACGGACTGGACGGGCAGCGTCAGTGCCGGCAGCGAGTTCCAGGAGGAAAGCCTGAAGGTATTCGACCTGCTGGAGGAAATCCACAAGGCACTGACCTGCATGGAAGGCGAGACTTTCATGGAATTTGACCTGGTGGAAAGCCGGACAAACCACAACCACGAGGAAATTGTCGAGAACATAGAAAGCTACCAATGTGTAGCCATCAAGAGCCTCTGAACGAAAAAACAAGGCTAAAAACAAAAAATCCGCTACTTTTGTTTGGAAGTAACGGATTTTTTTGTATATTTGCAGTGCGTAGAAATACGAAGGGACAGGGTCGAAGTAATGACCGTGTACCGCCCCAAGGTCGCTTTTCAGCGGCCTTATTTTTTATATCTTCAATTCCTTCAATACCATTTCGTCCGTTATATAGAAGAAAATCCTGCCGGTACATTTTCGTCGTGCTTCTGTCAGAGCGGCATAGTATTTCGCATCATGTGTAGGTATCTCGAATACGACCGCCTCTCCTCCTTGCTTTGTGAGTGCCTTTTTGGCGTATTTGACAATGTTGCCTGACCCACCGGTTACGCATTTCAGGTCAGCCTTTACCTTGTCGAATCTAATATCGTAGGTCTGTCCGGCGGGTCTGTTCACACCTTGCAGGTATTCGACATCGTGCCCATTGTCGGCAAGAACCTTGCACATTCTCATTTCCTTGTCGAACTTATTTCTTTCAGCCTTGCTGGCTGTAGCCTCTGCAATACGTTCCAGTTGCGTGGCCACGAGTCCGATGTCCTTTGGCGAGATATAGGTTCTCTCCCATGTTCTTTCGTCATATTTCAGGATGCGTTTTGCAGCCCCTATGTTCTCGTGTTTTTGAGCCCTTATAAGCCGGCAAGCAGCGCAAAGTTCATTGTCAGGAATGAAAGCAAGTTTCAGTTTACCTTTGGCAATATCGCAGTCCCTGCAGCGGCGTATGGTGTAGGGGTTGTAGTCGGGTACGGACTTCTGCTCCAGCCCAGCATTGAAACGGAATATCCCCTTTGCGTCCTTGCCCGTTGCCTCTTCTCCGAGAGCCATTGCCTCGTCGTGTGGTGTGACGGGATATTTCGACTTGCGCACCTGTACAACCGTGCAGCGGCAGTTCCATCCGTTCGGCGGGTAATATTCTTCCCAGAACGGGTCAGTGATGGGCAGCGTTACACGGTCAAGAGCGGCATGTTCAGGGCGTACCTTATCGTCTCCTGCAGTACGGTACTGGAGGTTGTACCGGTCGCCATCCTGCATGAAACCCTCCCACTTGGCAGCCATCTGTGCGGAGGCCTGCACAAAATTATACTCCGCACGGAGATAGTTCCGGTTGTATGTGCTGTCAATGCTTTGAACGTCATTCAGGAACTGTTCGAATGACTTTCGATTGCCGTTCTCATCGAGTAGCGACGGGAACGCCTCGTTCAGTTCGTGGAAGGTCTTCATGCCGGAGAATATGTAGTCAGACCGTTGCAGCCGCTTTCGCATCGTATCGGACATCGCTACTTTCTCAAAGGAAGAGTCCAATGCAGCGGCATGCGCCTCAATGAAGTCCCGCATTTTAGGCGTCTCCAGAATCTCAATGCGGAACTGTGCCCCCTCCACCTTGTAAAGTGTCCGCATCATTCCCTCAAAGAGCGTGGAGAGTTCTTTCCTTATATCCTCTTCACGGCTGAAAGTGGCTTGCAGTGCGGACTTGTCCAGCAGATGGGCATAGCGTTCGTGCAGCCCCTCGTAGTCAGAGGGGCTCAGTCGAAAAAAGGGCGTTTATTTTGTTCCTGTCGCTTCTTTTTGCCCGGCTTGGGTGTTTTATCGCCCTTGGGCTCTTCACCGCCACCGTCGGGGGGTGTGGGGCCAAGAACGGGAACCTGCTGCCTGCGCTCGCCTACGGGCATGTTGTACTTCTCCTCGAAGTAGGATGGATCCACCTCGTAATTGTTCAATACGAGCTGTTCGTAAGCCACTTGTTGCTCCGGCGTATAGTCCACGCTGTAGTCCCAGTCGAAGTGAATGCCCTGCAAAGGGAAGCCGTGCCGTATCATACGCGGAATGAGTTGGTTGTTCACCATATCGCGCAGCGTGTCGCAGTCCGCCTCCACGAGGTTCTGGAAGACTTCAAGGTGAGTCTCCGACTGGGAGAGCGAGGAGCCGTCCTCGATGGTCATGGTCTGCCCGATGATGAGTTTGGAGAGTTCGGAGTTTGCACGGTCAATGCGGCGGTCATAGACATTGAAGGCATCGCCCTTGCTGGACTCCACGACCTCAATTTCTGTTCCCTGCTGGAATACGCCCCAGCCCTCGGTACCCATTTCGGCCATCATCTTCTCCATCTTGGAGAGTTCCTTTTCGTCGCGCGTGGTGGTGCGGGCTATGCGCATGGGCATTCCGAATATCTCAGCGAAAGTGTCCCAGAACGCCAGTGCGTTCTTCTTGGGAATGGTCTGTGTGGCCGCCTTCAGGTAGAGCCCGAGGCAGTCCGGCTGTCCTACCTCGATGAGCCAGTCGGCAAACGGAGGGCGGTGGTAGTCAATGCCCGACTTCCAGTCTTCGCCCAGCTGGGCAACCACCCTGCCGTATTCCGGAATGACATGCTTGCGCGGGATAAGTTTTACCCCATTGTAGCAGAGACGGTTGTTGGTGTTGGTTGTCAACTCACCCAGTTCGATGAGCGAGTGTCCCCAGTAGTTGGAATCCAATGCGAACTTCATGAGCTGCTTGAACCATGCCGTATTGAAATAGTCCGCGGCCTCCTCGTCCTCATCACCTTTCTCGTTGACCAATTTGAACGAGCGCGACAGGACAAACCCCTCGCGCTGCTGGATACACCCGGAAAGGTGCAGATCAACCTCCACGTCGCGGTATATGTCATAGAGTCGCTGGCGGTTCGGGTTATCGACGTTGATAGCCATTTGCCACGCTATGCGCCAATCGCCTATGTCCTTTCGCGTGAGCGAATCGGTCGTGCGCTGCAGTTCCATCACCGTCTTGTGGAACCGCTTTGCGTCGTTCCTTGCCAGCTGGAACGTGCCGAAAGGCGTGCGCACCAGCATCTTGTTGTTTGTTTTCCTGTTTCTTGCCATAGTAGTCACCAGTTATATCTTTGCTTCTTTTGGCTTCCGTACTTCATCGGGAGGCCGATGGTATCGCCGTTCTCATCGATTGCAAGTGGAAGGTCCGGCACAATCTTTCCGGCCTGTACCCCCTCCAGCCACTTGATGGCCCGCTCATAGCGTTCCTTGCGTATCTCCATTCCCATCTTCTGCGGTGTGGACGCAGCCATGTGGTAGATGGCGATGTCGCAGACATACATCACCACGAGCCTGTTGCGGTCGCTTCCTGAAGCGCTGAACACAGCAGCTGTATCATACTTCGGGCGGAGATAGCCAGCTATCTCCTCGACGGCCTCCGTTTCGGCGTTGACCCGGTTCTCCTCGCTGACCTGAGACACCACTTTAAGTGCCTGCTCGCCAATGACCACCCTATAGTCTTCATCTGTGATAAACATAAGCCTACATCGTTATATATAATGCCTTACTCTCAATATCCCCGACGGTTGTTCCCTTTTGGAAAATGCCGCCAGCCACAAATTTTCTCACCTCCTGTTTGGAGAGAACCTCGAGCTTCTTGTTGATGACAAGCACCATGTACTTGCGGTGCGTGATATGGTGAAAGCGGTCTGCCCTCCTGACGGCACGCTTGAAGCGGAAGCCGAAGATAATGTCTTTTATAAGCCGTATCATGTTATTTACCATTGGTTTTTGGAGGTCGGGCGTTTGCCGAACCTCGGTGAATAAATCTGTTGCCTTGTATTCTTCTGAAGGATATAGATGGCCCCCTCGTCTGCGTCGGGCGCATCGTCGTTGCCAGCCATACCTTTCTCGAAGGCGAGCGTCTGTTCGACACCAGCCTGCATGTCCGGGTCTTCCTTCTGCGAGATGTCGTAGTAGACAAAGCCCCGTTCCCAGAGCGGACTGATGGCCTCGATGCGCTGGAACTTGTCCGGCTTTTTGCGTGTATCGCCGGTAATGGGCAGTTGATAGCCTCGGATCTCTCCCTCCGTGGTGAACTCATCGAGGAGAATATCCTGCATAAAGCTTGCTTCGATGGTAAAGCGTATGGCAATGCCGATTTCCTGGCTCCATTCGTAGAGGTCGTAGCACCAGCGGACGAGTTCGGCAACAGAGGCCTTGCGCACGAAAGCGCGCAGGTGCCAAAGATAGGTTTTGTGTTTACCCCAGAGCTTGGCGGCCTTGGTGTCGTTGGTCTTCTTGCTTTTCCACGACGGGTCGATATAGAGGACAAATTCGGAGAACTCTTTCCATACCGGTCGTTTTGCCCAACGTATCCATTCCTGCCGGAAGACAGTTCCCTCGACGATGGGATTGTGCATCATCTCCTTGTTCCAGGCACGATAGCCTACAAAGTCGGCATATTCGCGGGCTTCCTCCTTGGTCCATTTCTCACGCCATACGGGATTGCCCTCGCTGTCCACGGCATATATGGTTGAGACATGCACGCCCTTTGTCTTGCAGATGTTGGCCAAGACTGAGGTCTTCGAGATAAGGTTACCGACCATAATGAAGCGTCCACGCCCCACATCGAGGGCACCGAAAAGGGCTTCCTTCACCCAATCGGTGAGTTCGCGCACACGGCGTTCATTACGGCAGAGTTCATCGTCATCAAGGTCGTCAATGACGATATAGTCCGGTCGTGCCTCACGCTTGCGGAGACCACGCGGCGACTGTCCACGACCACACGCAAGGAAATATACCCCATCCTTGGTGGTGAATTCCCCCTCCGTCCAGTTGCCCATAGACATCTGTTTTCCGAAGTCGGCGATGATTCGTTTGTTATACTGGAGCTCCGCCTGAATGTCACCGAGGAGCCGGTTTGCGCTATCCTCTGACTTGCCGACGAGCACCATGAAGTTGATGAGCCTCTTGGGCTGGAACATGAGCCACAGTGGAGTGAAGATGTCCATGTGGGTAGACTTGGCATGCCCGCGAGGCCACTTGAAGACAGCTTTCAGGTTCGGAGTGTTCTTTACCTTATTAGCTGCGGCGTTGTGGAACGGTGCATTGTGGATGGTACGGATAACCTCACCCGTAACCTTGTCGCGCAGCTGCAGGAAATGAGGGAAATAGTATTCGCAGAATGCGGCATAGTCCTTCTGCAGCCTGCGAATGCGCTGCTCTTTCTGCACGGAACTCTCGCGGACAAGGCTTTTCGTGTCCGTAATGCTCTGTATCTGCCGGCAGTGTTCCTGCCACTCCTGCTGTATCTTCTTGAGCTCCAATATTGTTGCCATAGCGTGATACTATAATGTAGACGGGTTTTGCATGCGCTCCATGAGGAACTTGTTCTGGTACTTGTTGATGGCCTTGATAAGCTCCGGCGTAATCTCCGGGTCGTATGACGCCTGGTCCTGAATCCAGCGGTTAAAAGCCATGAACACCTCTATGGCATCGATGACATTTGCCTTCTTGTCGAGCTTCTCTATCGTTGCCGAGAGTTTTGAGAGCTTGTCGGCCAGCGAGCCGATGAGCGTCGGGTCCTTTGACTTGTTCACACTCTCTATCAAACCGTCGATGGTAAGCAGGAGCTTGTTCACCAGTTCCGGGCGTGATATGTTCTTTGCGGCGCGCGCCTCCTTCCATCCTTCAGAGGTGCACCATTTGGAAACGGTAACGCGCGACACACCCAGCTGGTCGGCTATCTCCGTCTGCTCCATTCCGGAGAGGTACAACGACCTCCCGATGGTCTTTTTCTGTTCAATTTCTGCCTTTGTCATAAAAACGTTTTTATGGATTGTATTAAAAACTACTGCAAAGATGCCCTTTTTCAGGCAGGCAGGAAAAGAAGTGTGCAATGCTTTCACAGATGTGTGCAACCGTTTCACACTTTCTTTGAAGGCTGTCTTAAATACCGCAACTTTGCATCAAAAAGCGATGATATGAGTAAGACAAAACGAGTAAGAATCAGCAACGAGAGCCTGAACAGCTATGGTACGCGTGTCCTGACAGCCGGAATGAATGTCGAACAGTACAACCGCAACCCCGTATTGCTGTACATGCACGAGCGCGGTCAGGTTATCGGTCTGGTGAAAGACCTGAAGGTCGAAGGAGAGGAAGTTACCGGCGAACTGGTGTTCGACGAGGCGACCGAGCTGAGCCGACGTTGCAAGAAGCAGTGGGAGTTCGGCTCGTTGAAAATGGTGAGCGTGGGCATTGACATCTTGGAGTTGAGCGAGTCCCCAGAACACCTGGTACAGGGGCAAAGCAGCCCGACGATTACCAAGAGCAAGCTCTTCGAAGTATCGCTGGTGGACATCGGCGCGAATGACGATGCCATCGTGCTGCAGAAAGACGGGCAGCGCATAGAGTTAGGCAAGGATGGCGGCACAGTACTGCCGCTGCTGCATAGTAACAACAATCAAAAATCAAAAGAAATGGACCAAGAGAAATTAGCCCTTGAGTTAGGTCTTCCCAAAGATGCCGACGAAGCTGCCATCAGTGCAGAATTGGCAAAGCTGAAGACCAAGGGTGCGGAGGCGGACAGTCTCCGCACGGAATGCGACACGCTGCGTGCCGCACGTATTGAAACCCTCGTGAACGCCGCCGTGGCCGAGAAGAAAATCGGTGAGGACAAGAAACAGCAGTTTTTGGAACTGGGAAAGAAGCTCGGTGCCGAAGACCTGAAGGCAACCTTTGATGCCATGTCGCCACAGGTGAAGCTGAGTTCCATCGTAGGCAATCAGGGTGGAGCTCCGTCTGGAGGAAATGCCGAATACAAAAAGCTGAGCGAGGTTCCTGCAGAAGAGTTGGAGAAGCTCCGTGAAGAGAGCCCCGCACAGTACAAGAAGCTGTACAAGGCAGAATACGGTATTGAATGCGAGATTTAACATGTATAACAACAAAAATCAGAAAGCAATGACAAGAATGATTGCAATGTTTATGGCGGTTCTCATGAACTGCCTGGTAGGCGGCACCCTTGCCGTCGCTGCCGGTCTGTCTCCCATAACGGGTGCCGTCGGCATGAACGTACTTGCTGCCGTCATCGGACAGGCGGCTCCCGCCGGCAGTCTCCGTGCGGGCGTCTATACCGAGATATGGACTGGTGAGCTGGTGAAATACCTGCGCCGTGGTCTGGAGGCGACTTTCCTTGACGGCATTCCGGACAGTTCGAGTATCGTGAACAACGATGTCATCCACCTTGTAGAGGTCGGCGTGGACCCTGACGTATTGATCAACAACACGACCTATCCTATTCCCCTCCAGGCACTGGATGACAAGGACATCGCCATCAAGCTGGACAAGTTCCAGACGAAAGTAACACCCATTACCGATGACGAACTCTACGCATTGAGCTATGACAAAATGGGACGCGTGAAAGAGAGCCACGGCAATTCAATAAATGACGGGAAGTTTGCCAAGGCCGCCCACGCTTTGTGTGCGCAAGAAGACACTGCCACCACGCCAGTGCTGAAGACTACGGGCAAGCGCGATCCGGTAACGGGACGCCTGAAGATGACGCCGACCGATTTGCTGAACCTGAAACGTGCGCTGGACAAGCTGAAACTTCCTGCCCAGGGACGTCGCCTCGTGCTTTGCAGCGATCATGCGAACGACCTGCTGGAAGTATCCCAGGTGTTCAAGGAACAGTACAACATCAACCGCAATGACGGCACGGTAGGCAGGCTGTACGGCTTTGACATCTATGAGTTTGCGAACAATCCGCTGTACACCACTGCTGGCAAGAAAAAGGATGTCGGTGCCAGTGCTGCGACCGGTGAGTTCCAGTGCTCTTTCGCCTTCTATGTACCTCGTGTCTTCAAGGCTACGGGTTCCACGAAGATGTACTACAGTGAGGCATCGACGGACCCACAGAACCAGCGTTCACTCATCAACTTCCGCCACTACTTCATCTGCATGCCGAAAAAGACAGATGCTGGTGCAGTGATGATGAGCGGCTACAAGGACCCCAGCCTTCCTGAGGGATAAATCAAACCATAAAACAGATAACAAGCGTATGAAACTGAAAGTAACAAGTGCGTTCCGCGACAGGGACGATCATGTAACAGTGTATGACCCGGATACCATTCTGGAGGTGAAAGACAAAGACCGCGCCCAGTCGCTCATAGACCGTGGCCTGTGCAAGGAGTTCAAGGGCAAAACTGCCCCTGCATATATCCTCGGCACAGAGGAAGATGGCAGCCAGCCGGACGAAAGTGAGGGCGGTACGGACGAAAATCCGGATACCGGCGCAGCAGGTCAGGAACAGAACCCTAACTCCAATCCTGAAGGCGATGAGTAAGCCGATAAAGTATCTTGTAATCCACTGCACCGCCACGCCGGAAGACCGTGAGGTAAGCTCCGCGGAGATACGCCACTGGCACACCGACCCGGTAAGCAAGGGAGGGCGTGGCTGGAAGCAGGTGGGTTACACGGATATGGTGCACCTCGACGGAAGCATAGAGCGGCTGGTGGACAACAATGAGGATGCCAATGTTGACCTGTGGGAGGTAACGAACGGTGCTGCGGGCTACAACAGCATCAGCCGGCATATTGTATATGTGGGCGGCTGCGACAAAACGATGAAGCCTAAGGACACCAGGACTGCCAAGCAGAGCGAGGCTCTGAAACGCTATGTCGTGGACTTTCATCGCCGTTTCCCCCAAATACGCATCGTTGGACACCATGAACTGAACCCAGGCAAGGCCTGTCCCTCCTTTGACGTGCAGAAGTGGCTGCTCGAAATAGGAATCAGGCAGTAATGCCCTAATATGACAAAGGTATGGAACTCAGTGAAATTATCAATCTGGTGCTGGGTGGCGGCCTGGTGGCTACGATAGCAGCCATCATCACATTGAAATCGACCGTGAGGAAAGCGAAAGCGGAAGCAGAGAAAGCGGAAGTAGAAGCCGAGACAGTCCGGATTGATAACACTGAGAAAGCCACCCGGGTACTTATTGAGAATATTGTAAACCCTTTAAAGGAAGAACTCAATGAAACAAGAAAAGACCTCAACGCGACCAAGCGCGAGATGGCACGCCTCCGCAAGGCCATCGACGATGCTAACAGCTGCCGTTATAGCGATGACTGCCCTGTGCTTCACCGCATGCGCATCGAGCAGAAAAAGCGTGAGCCGGGAGACAGCCACGAGCCAAGAGGCGAACCGCCTCGACGTGGACAGCACGGTGAGCGTCGTAGAAACCTGGCGAACGCCCGTGAAGGTCCCGATGTCAGCGGTGAGCCTGACGCTCAGCATGGACAGTCTGCGGCGGCTGCCGTCCGGGGCGGGCTACACAGCCCGGAAAGGACAGGCGAATGTGAAGGTAACGCGGAGGGCACCGACGGAGAAGGAACCGGAGCAGCTGGTGATTGAAGCTGGTTGCGACAGTCTGGAACTGGTGTGTGCCGGATATTCCAAGACCATCAGCACCCTGAAACGCCAGCTGAAGGAGGCCAGAAAGTCCAATAGCGAGCTTAGGGAAGAGACAAAGGAAAGTTCCAGAAACACCTTCCTCATGAGGCTCAAGTATTTTTGTGCCGGGCTTCTGTCCGGGATAATCGGAATAGTATTCACTTTTATAAAACTTAGAAAATGAGCAAGAACAAGAAATTCATCTACGGCATCGCAGCCGTGAAGAAAGGAACCACGCTGATAGGTTACATCGAAAAAGGCAGCTGGGACTGGGGCGGCGCTAAGCCGGAGAGTGTGGACGTGGAAGCCGAACAGGTTCCCGATGCGCCTGTGCTGACCCTGCTCCAAAAGAACGGACAGGTCAGTCCGACTTTCAACCTTATCCAGTTGGATTACGAGAACCTGAAGAACATTCTCGGCGGTGAGCTGGTGAAGATTGGTGGCAGCGGAAATGAGAAAGTTACAGGCTGGAAGGCTCCTTCCTCCCTTGTGGAATTGAGGGACAAGTGGACCATCGACTTCGTGAGCGGTCAGACGATGACCATTCCCAACGGCACTATCCTGGCCAACCTCGGCGGCAAGCTGACGCTGACCGAAGTTTCGAAGGTAGAATGCCAGCTGAAGGTGAACAAGCCCGAGGATGGCGGTGCTCCTTACGAAATCAATGACACTCCGGGTGAAGGCTGATGGACGAGCAAGTAATCAGGAAAATCCAGAGAGAGGGAGCGGAAGCCTTGCTTGATGCGGGCGTTTCCCTCCCTCTCAAGGATTTAAGGATACCTTTCAGGAAAGAGCCGCTGCGATTCCGGCTGACGATGAAGCGCCCGACGCTGGCCCGACAGATAAAGATTGCGCATGCCTACCTGTCTATGGACACGACGGCGGAGGAGCTGGAGAAAATGGACCATGAGGGGCAGATGGCGTTCCTTGCCCGGCACGGCAAGACGCTGAGCCGTATCATTGCCCTGACGATGGAACGCTGGTGGCTGCCGGTATGGCTGCTGTCATGGCTCGTGAGGCACTTGATGAAGTGGGAGTACCAGAAAGCGGCCTTTGCCCAGTTCGTGCTGCTGATGGGCACGCAGTCTTTTATACCTATTATCAGATCAGCCGAGATGACGAATCCGATGAAGCTGAGACTGAGCCAAGGAAAGAGGGGGAGTTAAAGAGCCATTGGGAAGGCTCCCATAGCCCCTTTGGGTTTGTCTGGCAGATAGCGAGTGCCACGGGGTGGAGCGTGGACTATATCCTGAACGGCGTGAACTTCCAGACGCTTATCATGATGTTGAGCGATGCACCACGATATGTGAGCGACAAAAAGAACGACAAAAACCAGACAGCCGAGGAAGAAGCCGGGGATATAGTGGGATTTTTCCAAAGCAACTTAAAACAATAGCGAATGAAACCGGTAGAGATAGAATTCCTGATGCGGGACAACCTGACGGCGGGACTTGACAAGAGCAAGATGAGCGTCGAGCAGCTGCTTGGCGCAGCCCGCCGTGCCTCCCTGATCATCAACACCAAGATTGATGAGCAGCGCAAGGTCATTGACGGCGTGAACTCCGACCTGGACAAGATGCAGCGCAAGCTGCAGACCATGAAGCCTGGAACCGGCCAGCAGGAGCTGATTGCAGAAATCAGCGCATGCAAGAAAGTCCTTGCCGAGGAAACAGGCGCGCTGCAACAGCTGGAGAAGGAACACCAGCAGGCCAAACAGGGTGTCGCCCAGTTGGAGCAGGAATACCGCAAGATAACCATTTCTGAGGAACAGGCGGCAGCGGCGAACAAAAGCCTTACCGATAAGATAACGGAGCAGAAAGCTGTCGTGAAGCAGGTGGAGGCAGATGTGCGCGCCTTGCAGAAGGCTTACGAGAAAGCCGCTCCCGGCAATGCGCAGTCCACGGCCCTGGCAGAACTGAACGCTGCCAAGAAAGCCCTTGAGGAAGACAAGGCCATCCTTGCCGAGCTGACCGCAGAGCAGGAAAAGAACAAGGAAAGCAACAAGCGCCTGTCGCGCCAGCTGCGCGAACTGCAGAACGACATGGCGCGCATGCGTCTGAACGGTGAGCAGAACACCGAGGAGTACCGGCAGATGGCCGAAAAGGCTGCGCAGCTCTCGGACACGCTGGGAGACCTGCGTGCCCAGACCAGTATCCTCGCCAATGACGATGCGAACCTTCAGGGCTTCATCTCCGGCGTGAACGGTCTGTCGGGCGCATTCACCACCGCCACGGGCGTGATGTCCCTTTTCGCTTCCGAGAATGAAAACCTGATGAAGGTGCAGGCACGGGTACAGAGCGTCATGGCCATCACCATGGGGCTGCAGCAGGTATTCAATGCCCTGAACAAGGACAGCGCTTTTCGGCTTGTAACGGTAACAAAAGTCAAGAACCTGCTGACGGCTGCCAACTACCGCCTTGCCACTTCACTGGGTATTTCCAATGCCGCGGCAACGGCACTCATGGCCACGCTGACGCTCGGTCTGTCCGTTGTCATTACAGGACTCATCGTGGCTTGGAACAAATACTCCGATGCACAGGAAGAAGCGGCAAGGAAGGCGCAGGAACGTGTAGAGATTGAATCACAGGGACGGGCAGAGATGATCAAGACCCGCTTTGAGATAGACACCACCCGGGAGAGCTTGAAGAACTTCACCGGCTCCAAGGAAGAGGAGAAGAAGAAGTGTGAGGAGATGAACCGCAAGTACGGCGAGGCTTTCGGCTATTATGACACCGTTGCCCAATGGTACGATGTACTTACCCAAAAAGCCGAGCAGTACATACAGATGCTTTTCCTCCAGGCCAAGGCGCAGGCACTCGTGAACAAGGCCGTGGAAGCCGATGAGAAGGTAAACAAGCACAAGGCGACCAAACCGGGCAATGCGGAAAGCGATATGGGCTGGTTTGCCCGTATGGGACATTACTGGATGCAGTCAGAGAGCAACGGCATGTACGATGGTCATGCGGCCGTAGAGCGGTACAACAAGGAAGCATACAACAAGCGAACCAAGGAACTGGAGGCAGAACGCGACAGCTACCTCAAACAGGCTGCCGATTTGGAAAAGCAGGCTGCATCTATTGGCAAGAAAGCGAATATAGGCGGTCATGCTGCACCGGACAAGCCCAAGAAAGAGAAGAAGAAAAAAGATACCAAGAAAGAGGAAGAGCGCATGGCTTCCGAACTGCTTGCCCTCCAGCAGAAGAACCGCCAGGCAGAGATTGACCTGCTCAAGGAAGGCTCTGAAAAAAAACGCCGGCAAATTCGGGAAAACTACCAGAAGGAGATGGAGGAACTCGCCGTGCAGGAAAAGAAATGGCGCGATGCACAAAAGGGGCGTCTCACCCAGGAACAGACCGAAGCGCTTGCTTCCGCTCGTGCCCTTGCCTCCATGAAGAAGAAGGACGGCGAGAAAGAGATTGACAGGGAAGAAGCGAAGAGACAGCTGGAACAGCGCAGGGACGAAATCCAGGCAATGAGCGAGTATCTGAGAGAATACGGCTCTTTCCAGCAGAAGAAGCTCGCCATTGCCAAGGAGACCGCTCAGAAGATAGCCGAGGTGGACGCTTCCGAGGTGAGCGACAGCACGAAAAAGTGGCAGAAAGCCAAACTCCGCAAAGAGCAGCAGCAACGCGAGGCCAGCATGTCGTTCGAGGAAATCAGCCGTGGCATCGACTGGAACGCGCTCTTCAGCGGCGTGGGCAACCTGACCAGGGAGATGATGACGCCGCTGATGGAGCAGCTGCGCGCATACGTCGAGACGGACGAATACAGGAACGCCGATGCGGAGACCCAGCAGAGGGTGACAGACCTGATACAGGAGATGCGCCGGTATGTCGGTACCGACCAGAGCGTGACATGGCAGAAGCTGGACGAGGCCATCAAGCAGTTCACGGACAGCGTGGCCGCCTACGACCGCGCCGTGAAGGCAGAGGAAGCCGCCGTGAAGACAAGGGATGAAGGCAAGAAGAAACTCGCCTCAGGAGAGATTACGGAAGAGCAGTACAGGGAACTTGAGACCAAGGCGCAGGAACTGGGCGATGCCACAGCCAAGGCACGTGAGAGTATGGAGGACTTCGGTGCGGCACTGAACCGGACCTCCGATGAGGTGGCGAATTTCACGAGCGGACTGACAACAGCATTAAGCAATGCCAAGGCCTGGCAGGGCGTGGAGGGCTTTGGCGGCATTCAGCAGTCCGTGGGGCAGATAGACCAGCTGAAAGGAACGCTGGATTCCATACTTCCGCAGATGGGGGAAGGCATGGCGAAGACGATAGGCACCACGCTGTCGGGAACGATGGGCAGTGCGCTGGGGAGTATCGGCGGAAGCCTGTCGGGCGTATTGTCAAGCGGGCTTGGCGGTATCATCGGTATCGTGGCCCAGATACCCAAACTGATACTCGACCTGGTACACGGCATCAAGAACTTCGTGACGGGCATCCTTGACGCCATTACGGAAATCATCTCCCTCAGATGGATTGATGACCTCGTGGTGGGCATACTGGACGCCATCGGCAACCTGATAGATGCCATTTTCGACCTGCCGGAGAATCTGTTCAAGGTATTGGAAAGCATTATAGTGAACGGTATAGGCGGTCTGCTTGACACTGTACTGGGGCGTATCGGCAATATCCTGTCCTTCGGGGCCTTGAGTTCCAAGGGACCGAGCGACTGGTTCACCAATTCCAACGAGAAGGAAGTCGCGGAGACCATCGACCGGCTGACCAAGCGGAACGAGCTGCTCGAGCAGGCCATCGAAGACCTGACTGATGAGATGAAGACTGCCCGGGGAGCCATCGCCATCCGCATATCTGATGATGCGGAGAAACTGCAACGCGAGACAATCGACAACTACAAGGGCATTGCCCAGGCACAGGCCGGTTACCATTCCGCACACCACAGTTTCAACTACTACTGGCGCGGTTACAGCCAGGAACAGATAGACCGCCTGAGTGCCCAGATGGGCAGGAAGTGGAACGGGGACATCTGGAACCTCAGCCCGGAGGAGATGAAGATGCTGCGCTCCAATGTGGACATGTGGAAGCTGCTGCAGGATACCGGCAAGGGCGGCTACGGTGGTCGGGTGGCCGAGAAGCTGGACAAGTATATCGAGCAGGCCGGCAAGCTGAAGGAGATTACGGACGCCCTCTATGAAAACCTGACCACCACGACCAAGGACAATGTCTTTGACAGCTTCTTAAATTCCCTCTATGGACTTGCCAACGGCTCAGAGAAGGTCTTCGATGAAATAGCCGAGAATTGGCAGGAGATGGTTAACAAGATGGCGGTGAACAACCTCGTCGGCGCGAAGTTCCAGAAGAATCTGGAAACATGGTACGAAAACCTTGCCAAGCTCAACAAGGCGAGGACAAGCGGTGAGATAACCGATGCCGAGTACCGGAAACGGCTTGACGCACTGAAGCAGGAGTACGAGGACTATGTGAAGAGTGCCAGGAACGACATCGAGCAGCTGAGGAACGAGGGTATCATCAAGGAGACTGACAAGACCGGAGGCACGACACAGTCCGGCAAAAGCGGTGCCTTCATGACGATGAGCCAGGACCAGGGCACAAAGTTGGAAGGTCTGTTCGTCAGTGGTCAGATGCACTGGGCAAGCATCGATGACCGCGTGGAGGACATAGCCGTCAGGATGAGTGACGCTCAGGGACACCTGAAGAAAATCGAGGACAATACGGGCAGCAGTGCCCAATCTCTGAAAGATATAAAGGAAGAAATGAAAAAAATAACTCGCGATGGCGTAAAAGTGAAATAGCATGGATAAGATATTAGGCGGACTTGTACTGATCAACGGCACGGACATCTGGAAGGAGTACGGCGTGTTCCTGACGGAGGAGAAGAAGGGCGGCAGAGAGAACCTGAACGCCATCCTGACACCGAGCAAGGCCAAGGAACATGTGGGCGTGGACATACGGGAGCATGACGGCAAGAAATATTCACGGACACTGGTTCCCGCCAACGCGGAGCGCGACATCACGCTTCACTTCGCCCAGTATGCCCGGACACGGGAGCAGTGGCTTGCGAACTACATGGCGTTTATCCGCTTCCTGAAGACAGGTAAGGACGGCTGGCTGACGATTACCTTCACAGAGCTGGGGCTGACGCTGAAGGTCTTTTACCTGGACTGTAGTGCGTACAGGTCGCTGACCTACCTGTGGAAGGAGGGCGTGCAGGCCAGTCGCTACAAGGTGAGGTTCCGTGAACCTGAACCGATAATATAACATCATTCAAATACCATTCAAACGATATAAAAATGATTCTGACGCTATATGACAGCTACGGCAATGTAAAGGCGCGCATAGAGCCCGATGGCAGCAGCACGCAGGAAAAGGAGATACAGGGGGACAACCTGCTGAATCTCTCTTTCACGCTCTATGAGTTCATTCCCATCGATGTGAACGACTACATAGACTATGAGGGCGAGCGTTACCGGGCGGTGGAGAAATATGTCCCTACGGAGAAGAGTTCTGTAGAATGGGAATACAGCTTCCGCCTGTACGGTATCGAGAGCCTTATCAAGCGCTTCCTTATCCTGAACAATACCGATGGCGGAAACGAGGCCGTGTTCACGCTGACAGCCCGTCCCATAGACCATGTGCGTCTGATCGTGAAGAACATCAATGACGGTATGGACGGCACGACCAACTTCAAGGCCGGCACCGTGGAGGGCACAGACAACGTGACCATCGACTATACCGGCAAGTACTGCAATGACGGGCTGAAGGAACTGGCGGAAGCCGTAGGAGTAGAATGGTGGATAGAGGGAGAGACGGTGAACCTGTGCCGCTGTGAGCATGGTGAAGAAATCACGCTCGGGTATGACAAGGGATTGACGGCCCTTGACCGCGACAAGGCCGACAATGCGAAGTTCTACACACGCCTGTTCCCCATAGGCAGCTCGCGCAACATCGACGCGGCGAAATACGGACACAGCCGGCTGATGCTGCCCGACGGCGTGAAGTATGTGGACGTGAATGTGGAACGGTACGGTATCATCCATCACTATGAGCAGAAGGCCTTTGCGGACATCTATCCCCGGCGTGTCGGTGTCGTGGCCAGTGTACGCTCGAAAGAGGTCAAGGACAAGGACGGCAAGCCCTTTAAGATTTATTACTTCAAGGACAATGACCTGACTTTCGACCCTAACGACTATGAGATTGGCGGACTGGTGAAACGCGTTTCCTTTCAGGAAGGCAGCGAGCTTGCCGGACTGGGCACCGACAATGACCATTACTTCGAGGTGAACTATGACAGCAAGACGCAGGAGTTTGAAATCATCACGATATGGCCTTACAACGATGATACGCAGCTGCCCGGCGGAACGCTGGTGCCGAAAGCCGGGGACAAGTATATCCTGTGGAACATCCGCATGCCGGACGAGTACTACGGACTGGCGGAGAAAGAATTCCGGACTGCGGTTGACGAGTACAACAGGAAGCACGCCCAGGACGTGAGCCGGTATAAGGCACCGACAGACCATGTCTGGATTGAGGAGACCGGCACGGAACTCTTCATCGGACGGCGCATACGGCTGGAAAGCAGCGAGTATTTCCCTGGGAAAGGCTATCGGTCGAGCCGTATTACGAAAATCATCCGGAAGGTCAATGAGCCGGGGCAGATGGACCTCGAGATCAGCGATGCCCTCTCGACGGGTACGATGGCCAGGGTGGACAGTGCCATCGCGGATGCGAAGAACTATGCCGGAACGCTTGTCGGCGGTATCAATGTCCCCGACATTATCCGCAGCTGGGATACTACCCGGCCGACAGATACCAACCTGTACAGTGCCAGGCGGACGCACAAGGAGTTCCTGAGCAAGAACAGTCCGGACCGCGCCAAGAAGAAGATCATCTTTGAAGAGGGACTGGACCTCGGAGACTTCGAGCCCGGAGCGCAGGGCGGCCGCCTTGACGGCAAGGGTAATGCCGAGCTGCTGACGCTGGTGGTGCGTGAACTGCTGCGCAGTGCCAGGTTCAGGGATGGCATGTCCGGGGAGGGCTGGCAGATGTGGATAGATAAGGACGGACTGGCGAACCTGACGCTCGACAAGCTGACCGTGCGTCAGATAATGGTTGTCCTTGAAATGCTGATAGAGCGTGTGCGCAGCGTAGGCGGGCAGTTGGTCGTGAGTGCTGCCAACGGCAAGATAAAGAGCGTGGAGAAGACGGACGGCTATTGGCGTATCACCTTCGAGCAGGAAAACACCTTCGAGGTCCACGACCTGATGCGCTGTGCGACCTTTACCGGCGGCCGGTTGAAAAGCTACTGGGTGGAAGTGGCTGCCGTGGAAGGAAACTCCGTACTGGTGGAGGAAAGCGAGTTCGACGCTTCCTTGCCGGAGGCTGCCGACGAGTGCGTGCAGATGGGCAACACCGAGAATGTGCTGCGCCAAAACCTGATACTCATATCGGCGACCGAGGACGGCCAGCCGAGGGTGGATGTGATGGACGGCGTGAAGGGCAAGAACTTCAAGGGAAGCCTGCGTGCAAGACTGGGCAATCTGGACGGTATCAAGGATGACAGGTTTCCATCAGACAACCAACCCCATGGAAACGGTCTGTACAGCGACAATGCCTATCTGCGCGGAACCTTCCTGCTTGTTACGGGTGAGGACATCAAGACAAAGTTCGAGATAACCGAGGGCAAGATAGCAAGCAGCGTGTCTGCGCTCCGTCAGGACTTTGCCACCGACAAGGGCTATCTGAACAATCCGAGCTTTGATGAGGGGCTGTCCAAGTGGCTGACCGAGAACGAGACGGTGTTCTGGCTGGTGGGCAACAAATGGATATGGGCCAACGACAAGGTGCTCACGAAGAAAGGCGACGGTGCCAGCGTTACGAAAGATGACGGGCGTGTCGTGGTGCGTATCAGGAATAAGTACATCACACAGAAGAACGCCAGTCTGAAGAGCGTGCCACCTATGAACACGAATAGCAACGGTAAGAAAGAAGCCCTGCCCGTATACCTAAGCTTCTTCTACCGCTGCGAAAGAGAGGGTACGCTGAAGGTGAGGTTTGAGAATGTCGATAAGACAGGCTTTGAGAACTTCAACTCGCTGGAAGTAGAGGAAGTGCTTGCACCTACCAACGGCTACAAGCAGTACACCTGCAACGGGCTTTGGAACGGCACGGGCGACTTCAAGCTGAGCTTTACGGGCGACATCTACCTTTATATGCTAATATTGAGTACGGACAAGATAGAGAGCCTGACCTACAAGTACAGGACACTGTTCGAGCAAAGCGAGAAACTCGTAAAAATCGCAGCACAGAACTTCGATAAGGACGGTCGTGTGCTTGCCGAGAGTGGCATCATGGTAAAGGCTGAGGGTAGCGGTATCTATGCACAAGGTCCCGACGGGAAACTGGCACTCATCGGTGTAGCGGTGGAAGAGACCGATGCCGAAGGACACACGAGGACCGTCATCAAGCTGCTTGCCGACAATATCAAGCTGGAGGGACTGGTAACGGCAAACAGGAATTTCAGGATACTCCCCGACGGCAGTATTGAGGCAAAGAACGGAAAGTTCGGCGGCGAGGTCAATGCTGAGACAGGATACATTGGCGGCTTTGCCATCAGTGGAAACCATATCGGTGTGTCAAGCCGTGTATTGCAGCCGGACGGTAGCTACAAAGTTGTGGATGACAGGGATGGTCTGTTCCTGTATGACACGATGATAGGTTTCAACGCCAAAGACCGACAGGCGATTTTCGGAACGTGGCATAGTCTTGGACAGCCTATGCTCGCAAGGCTTGTTGACACGGCAACAGACTATACTGACAGCAACGGCAAGAAATGGGGTTTTCTACCTAAATATGGCATCATCTTCGACATAGAGAATTCCATGAGCGGCAACTTCGCCTTCGCAGGGAAAGGAAGCGGTGCACTGAATGGCTTCGTGGACGGATTCCGCTTTGATAAGGTGAAGGTGGACAAAGCCAATACCATCTATGATGTGGAGATAAAGGACAGCAACCGCCTGATTGTGGCGTGTACAGCAGGCAACTCCGGCATAGCACTTCCTCGCCTTCCTGCTATGCGTTCTACTCTGGGCATAGGCCAGAACACACCCTTTGCCTTCCGACTGACTGTTTCTTCTGACTTGGGAGCAGGAGACTTCGTGATATTCGGCCGGAACAAGACCAAGAACAGCAAGCAGGAGACACCCTGGAACAAAGAGGACTATCCGCTGCTTACCACTTGGAATGGCGAACAGTGGGGAGATATGACAATGGGACAAGGAGACACTGTGGAGTTGCTGTTGGTGTATGATCCGGAGCGCACTGTGCAGATAGACGGTTTCACCACCCAATATACGGCGAGAATCATCAACAGGCAAAATTAAAAAGATATAAGCATGAAGACTGTTTACAACCGGCTGCTGCCCCCGAAGGGGTTCAAGGCCATCAATCTTTTCGGTATCGTGCTGGTCAGGAAAGGGTACCGTATGACGGACACTGACCTGAACCATGAGGCTATCCACACGGCACAGATGCGCGAGCTGCTGTATGTGCCGTTCTACCTGCTCTATGTGTTGGAATGGCTGTGGCTGCTGCCGAAATACAGGAAACGGCACGAGGCCTACCGGCATATAAGTTTTGAGTGTGAGGCCTACGCCCACGAGGCGGAGCCGGACTATCTGAAGACAAGAAAGAAGTTCAACCAATATAAATCATAACGACATGGCACTGACAGAACAGGAAAAACAGGAACTGAAAAAGGACATACTCTCACAGATAAAGAGCGAAAGCCAGGGTGTGAACGAATTGCAGGAGGTGCAGAGTCTCGACGGCGTGAAGACCCTGCCGGCGATGCGTGGAGAGGAACTGGTAACAGCCCCGGTGAGCCTGCTGGCCAAGCCTGCCACGGACGCAGCGGCACAGGCTTTGGCCGCCAAGAACGCGGCAGAAACGGCGGCAGCGAATGCCGAGGCGGCAGGCTCCAACGCAGGTAAAAAGGCACAGGAGGCACAGACGGCTGCGCAGGCCGCAGGAAAAGCCGTGGAGGAACTTACGGAGGTCAAGGACTCCGCCCAGCGTGTCATCGACCAGTATGAAAGCGTGGCCGTCAAGGCCCGTGATGGGGCAACGGCACGCTTTGACGGTATCCTGGAGGATGCCTCTGTGGATCAAGTAAGCGTATCGGAAGTGTCGGGCGTGTATTATATCTCCGCAAAGAAGATATTCGCAGGAAAGCGTGCAGGAAAGTACGTAAGCAACTGGTCCGGGTCAGACCTCTATCTCAATGAGAACCGGACAGAAATTCGCAAGGACAAGCTCTACCTGCTGGGATCGGTGCTATATGCCTGGAACGAGGCGGACGGAACGCTTGCCGAAGCCAGCGGCACGGGTGGCGGCAACACCATCAATGTGAGCGAGAAATACCCGCTGGCAGAGGGTTACTACACTTTGGCTACGGCTATCAAGACTGTTGAGGACAAACTGCGCGCCAAGGGGCGGTGCGTTACCTTTGAAGTGTCTCAAGGAAAATACCAGACCAAGCAGTTTGCCGGAACCAACCTGGCGACCTGGGAGAGCGAGAGCAGCTGGGACGACTTCGGCGGTGGCGGAACAGTGAAGAGCGTAACGCTGAACGGGCAAAAGGCCACTCCCGACAGCCAGGGCAACATCAGCCTCACGGTCAACGAGACCGAGGTGGACGAGACGCTCGATGCCGGCAGCACGAACCCCGTGCAGAACCGTGCCATTACCGGCAAAATCGGCGAGATAGAAGCCGGCACCCTCTTCGACAGCGATGTGACCGAGGAAGACGGGAAGCAGACCGTTACACTGAAGAACAAGAGCGGCGTGGCCATTACCCAGTTCACGCTGGCTGCCGGAGGAGGTGGCGGTGGGGAAACGTCTTCCGCCAAGATCGTGCTGGGTGCCGGCGTAGACCACAATGTCATCAAGGAAGGCGGCGACTGCGTGCTGACCTACAGCTACGACCACCAGTATGTGGGAGGCGAGGATGCCGGGCAGACCACCGGACAGAAAGCTACCATCGAGATACGCGTCCTGCGCGGCTCTATCCTTGTGTACGGACAGACCATTGAGAATGTAAGCCGGGGTACCTACACCTTAAATGTTAGCAAATACCTTCAGGTGGGTACGACCGACATCTATGTAAAAGCCACGGCGACAGACCCCGACACGGGAAAGCCTCAGGCGAAGCAGGCATATGTGAACGTGAAGGCAGTGAGCCTGACGCTGGGGAGCGACTATGCCCTCTCGGACGGAACAGCCGGAGGCGGCTATGATACAGGCGACAGTGCAGTGATACCCTATACCGTGCAGGGAACGGGCACGAAGACCGTATTTCTCTACGTGGACGGCAAGCAGCATGAGAACCGCGCGGTAACGCGCAGCGGTACCACCAACGGCAGCTTCTCCATTCCGATGCGCCCTCTGGCGGTAGGCCGTCATACGGTGCAGCTGGTGGCGGAGATGGAAGCTGGGGGCGGGCTGACGCTGCGCAGCGAGAGTATCTACATGGATATTTTCAAGGCTGGGAGCAGCCGGCCGCTGATCGGCACGAAACATGTCTTCCGGGACGGACGCATCCTTACTGACAACCACCTGACCCCGCTGCTGAAGACTGGGCAGTACGAGCAGCTCTCTTTCGAGTATGCCGTCTATGATGCAGGCGGCACACCTGCCGGCATGACCGTTTTTATGAACGGTACTCCCACACAGAACGTGAGCGTTCCGAGGACGGTGCAGACCTACACCAACCGCTTCACGGCACAGGGCACACAGAAAATGAGGCTCGTATGCGGTGCGACGGAATATCCCCTTGACATCGAGGTGGAGAAGAGTGGTATCGACATCGGCGAAGCGACGCTTGGGCTGAAGCTGAAGCTCAGCGCGGCGGGACGCAGCAACGGCGAGGCAGATCCGGCACACTGGGAATACGGCAGCGTGAAGACGGCATTCGACGGCGTGGATTGGAACACGAGCGGCTGGACGGGTGATGCGCTGAAGCTGCTCAATGGCGCGAAGGCAGAAATTGCCTTTATGCCGTTCACCTCCGATGCGGCCACCGCAGGCTGCACGGTGGAGGTGGAAATGAAAGTGTCCAACATCACGGACAAGGACGCAGGCGTGGTGTCGTGCATGAGCGGCACGAAAGGCTTCCGGATAACGGCCGACAAGGCGATGATGTACACGGGCTCCACCAAGGAAGTAGCCGACGAGGACGGCGGGAAGACCACCCAGCAGGTCGGCGTGGGCAGACAGTACGGCTCGGACATGTGGGTGAAGATAGCCTTCGTCATCGGCAAACGCTCCGAGGGCAGGCTGATGGAACTGTATGTGAACGGCACGCGGAGCGCGGCGGACATCTACGGTGAGAGCGACAACTTCATGCAGGACAGCCCGGAAGGCATCACCATCGACAGTTCCGGCGCGGACGTGGAGGTACGCACCGTCAGGGTGTATGACCGCGCGTTGAGCGACGATGAGGAGATGGACAACCATATCATCGACCGCCGGACACTGGACGAGATGGCCGCACTCTTCGAGGAGAATGACGTGCTGGGCGATGACGGCCGGAGCATCGACTTCGAGAAACTGCGCAAAAAGGGCAAGGGCATCATGCTGGTGGTGCGCAAGGGAGGACTGGACCCGGTGAACGCCGAGAACAACAAGAAGGCGGACTTCCTCTCCGACGTGCACCTGTGGCTGCCCGACGGTCGGTATGTCTACCTAAAGAATGTCTATGTCCGCATCCAGGGCACGAGTTCGACGAAGTACCCGACGAAGAACTACCGCATCTACTGTGCCAAGGGCGAGACCCCGGAGATGTATGTGGACGGTGTGAAGCAGGAGGAGCTGAAGGTAGCCCTGCGACCCGGACAGAAGAAAGTAAAGGTGCTGTGCGCCAAGGCGGACTACTCTGACAGTTCGATGGTGCAGAACACCGGCGGTGCGAAGCTGTGGAACGACATGATGAAGGCACTGGGCTTCCTCACGCCGGCGCAGCAGACGGACAGCAGCGTGCGCACGGCCATTGACGGCTTCCCCATCGACGTGTTCTCCGCGGAGAGCATGGAGGACACGCCTGCCTATTACGGACAGTACAACCTCAATCATGACAAGAGCGACTGGCAGGAGATCATCGGGATGAAGGGCGTCGAGGGGCTTGACCCGAATAAAGCGGTCGCCTTCGAGTTCCTGAACAATACGCAGCCCCTGTGCCTGTTCCAGGGGAAGGCAGACCTTGATGCGCAGGCGGTCGCAGAGTTCGACAATGCGCTGGAGTTCAACTACCCGAAAGACATAACATGGGCAACCGCAACGGAGGCGCAGAAGGGTGCCTTCAAGCGTCTGTGGGGCTGGATAAGGGACTGCGTGCCGTCTGGCGCGACACCGGATGACATCAGCACCTTCGTCTCGCAGAAGTTCAAGAGCGAGCTTGGACAGTACATCAACAAGGACTTCTTGCTGTGCTGGTGGCTCTTCACGGACTTCTTCGCCAATGTGGACCAGCGGGCAAAGAACATGATATGGGCGACATGGGACCTGCTGGTGTGGTATATCCTCTACTACGACGGCGACACGCAGCAGGGCGACCGAAACGACTCCATGCTGGCATACCTCTATGACGTGATGCGGGAAACCTGGGACGCGGAGAAATCGAAGTATGCCTTCGAGGGGCATGACTCCTGGCTGTGGTGCCTGGTACTGGCCAACCTGAAGGACGATATTGTCAGGATGGCAGGGAAGATGCGCACCTACTTGACTGAGGAGCGTGCAGGCGAAATGTTCGACAGGGAGCAGCAGGGCAACTGGTGCGGCCGTGCCTACAACAAGAGCGGCGAGCTGAAGTACATCAAGCCGCAGACGGAAGGCGTGATCGTGAAAGGACAGCTGGTGAAGTACCCTTACATCTATGCGCTCAAGGGCGACAAGCAGGCGTTCCGCCACTGGTTCATCAAGAACCGTTTTTCACTTCTTGACGCAAAATACGAGACGGGCAACTTCCTCTCGGACAACATCGACATGTACATGAGCCGCAAGGCCGATGCCCCTGCCAATACCATTACGGTTACGGCCGGCGACCTGTACTACTTCGGTTACGGCACGAACAACGCCCCGCACCTGCAGGCGAGCCGTCGTGCGGAGAAAGGCGGGAAGGTGACGCTGACCTTCACGAACGCCTTCACAGTGAACGACCCTATCCGCATCTACGGCGCGAGCCGCATCGCGGAGCTGGACATGCGCGGAGCCGCGGACAACCTGACGGGCGACGTGAACCTGAACAAGTGCAAGGCTCTCAGGAAACTCAACCTGCAGACGGCCGGCAGCGGCTCGACGGGCTGGTGCATGGTAATTGACCAGTGCCGCCAGCTGACGGACATCAATCTCTACGGACAGACGAACGCCAGGACGGGTACGCTGTCAAGCCAGGAATTGGACTTCACGCCGCAGACAAGACTGAAGACGCTGGACGCACGGGGCGTGGACGTACAGGCCGTGCTGATTGCACCGGGCGCACCGGCACAGACACTCAAGCTGGGTGGCAACATACAGACGCTCCGGCTGGAGTATCTGCCGGAACTGAAGGACAGCGGACTGACACTGCAGAACTGGCGCACGGTGAAAACGCTGCGCTTTGCCGGCTGTCCGAATCTGGACTGGCAGACCATCATCAGCAGGTGTGTGAATGTGGAGCGCGTGCGCATCGAGGGCATTGACATGGAAGATGACGGCACGCTGCTCGGCAAGTACAAGGCACTCAAAGGCGTGGACGCGGAAGGCAATGCCGTGGACTACTGCGCACTTGTGGGTACCGTGCACCTTACAGCGTACATGGAAGACAGTGAATACGATGCCATGCGCGAGAAGTTCCCGGAGCTGAACATCAGACAGCCGGACTACACGATGATAGAGTTTGATGATACGGTGGCCGACGATGCCAACGTGACGAACCTTGACAACGGCACGGGCTACAGAAACGGAACGACCTATGTACCCAGCGGCCATGTTACAGCCATTTTGAAACAGCGGCACCGCGTGCTGGCAAAGGTCACCAAGAAAGCTACCACGCGCAACGTGAACATGGCGGGGCAGGAGGTAATGGTGAACAACCTTGACGGCGAGATGACCTACTATCCCCTCGATGATGCCAACAGCTACAAGTATGCCGACGGTACGGAAGCGAAGCTGGACGGCACGGAGGGCGACTGGATGATGTACGAGCCGTTTTTCTGGAGCAAGGGCATCAACGACTACCTGAAGGGAAAGCACTACAGCTGCTACAGTAGCAACGACGCGGCGCACAAGCCGGACAGTCCCAAGGCAACCGTACTGACGCAGGAGGACATCAAACGGACGCAGGGTGGCATGCTTCCGGGCAAGAAAATCATGAGCGGCAAGGAGACGCTGCAAAACTCCTATATGAACGATACGGCCTACAGCGTGTGCAAGGTAAGTGTTGAGGGCTTCAAACGGGTACGCTTCCCAAGCGTTCCCGGCACGAACCTTATCGGCTCGGTTTTCGTGGACGGTGCGGGAAAGGTCATCAGCTCGGTGGTGGTTCCGACCATCGGCAACAAGTTCGAGGCAGGTATGTACCTGATAGCCGATATTCCTGAGAAAGCCGTGAACCTGCACTTCACCATCCTGAACACGGCGGAGTTCGACTGCGTAGTCCTAAGTAATAGCACACGGATAGAGGACATGGAGCCGGAGTGGGTGGCGAACGACGAGCATCTCTGTGCCGTAGTCGGCTCTACGGTCATCGGTTCCAAACTGCGTGCAGCCGTTACCGGCGGCAGCACGACGGGTGGTATGACGTGGACAGACTTCCACTATTACAGTGCCCAACGTGGCATGCAGCAGATAGACGCGCTAATGCACTCCCGCATCGCCAACCTATTCTATGCACGGTACGGACGCAGAGATGCCCAGGAACAGTGCGGAGCTGGGCAGCATACCTATACACGCACTACGGGAATTACCGCAGGTTACGGTATGCGGGACACCATCGGCTATACGGAGGCGAGCAGCGTGAACAACGGTGTAACGAACAGCCTTATTGACAACCGCGTACACCAATTTGCGTGGTATCGCAGCCTTGACGAATATGGAGGTGCCGCCGTCATGCAGGTGAACAGTATCTGCTGCATGGGGTATGAGGACATCTACGGGCACAAGTGGGACATGATGGACGGCGTTGATCTGCCCAATGACAGCAGTAATTACTGCAAATGGCGAATCTGGATGCCTGACGGTACTGTCCGCATGGTCAAAAGCAGCACGAACAACGACTGGTGGACAACAGCCGTAGCACACGGCAGATACATGGATGTTATCCCGGTGGGCAATGTAAACGGCTCATCATCCACTTACTACACCGACGAGTATTATATCAGCGGTGCTCAGTTCCGCGTTGTTTTTCGTGGTGGCTACAATGCGTACCCGCACTACGGTATCTCGTGTTCGAGTGCGTATTACGATGCTTCGTACTCGTATGCGGGCGTCGGTTCGCGTCTGGCCTTCCGCGGCCGGATCGTTAGGGCGCAGAGCGTGGCGGCGTACAAGGCGGCCAGCGAGGTTGCGTAGGCATAAGCGAAAGCGCGAAAGCGGGAGCGAAGCGACAAAGCGTCATGTCCGAGGTACGAGGACATCGCAAAACGGGCGTAAGCCCGTCGATGTCGGTTGTAAAAATTACGCCGCCTCATTGAAAATGAGTACCTTTGCACCTGGCATTATGGTGGAGTTCCCCATGTTCCGCGTTGTTTTTCGTGGTGGCAACAATGCGAACCCGCACAACGGTATCTCGTGTTCGAATGCGAATAACGATGCTTCGAACTCGAATGCGGACGTCGGTTCGCGTCTGGCAAACTGTACAATCGGTTCTACGATGATGAGGGACGTGTCCTTCGATATCGCACCGAGGGGGACAAGCCACGGCAAAAGCACATATAAAGTGGAAAGCCGAAACATCAAGTGTCGGGTAGAGTTTGGTAGGCCGCACCAAGGCCCGAAGGACTCAGGCCCGGAGAAAGGAAGGCTCGCCTTCAAGTGATAAACAACAAATAAGTAAAACGAAAAGATGCGCAGGGAAGGTTACATCATCGAGGAGGTAGTCGAATACTCCAATATGTCGGACTCGTTCGACCAGGTACTCCGCGGTACCAGGCGGAAGGAGAGCCGGCAGGGACAATGGCTGCTGGCGCACCGTGAGGAGGTCATCCGTGAACTCAGCGACCGTATCAAGGCCGGCACCTACACCGTCAGGGACTACCGCGAGCGTGAAATCAACGAAAACGGCAAGATACGCCGCATCCAGATCCTGACGATGAAGGACCGTATAGCGGTACATGCCATCATGGCCGTGGTGGACAGGCACCTGAAGAAGCGCTTTATCCGCACTACCTCGGCGAGTATCAAGGAGCGCGGCATGCACGACCTGCTGGCGTATATCCACAGGGATATGCAGGAACAGCCTGAAACGACACGCTACTGTTACAAGTTCGACATCAGCAAGTTCTACGAGAGCATCGACCAGGACACGGTTATGGACTGCGTGAGGAGGGTCTTCAAGGACAGGCGGCTCATTACCCTGCTCGACGGCTTCGTGCGTATGATGCCGAGGGGACTGAGTATCGGACTGCGCTCCTCGCAGGGGCTGGGTAACTTGCTGCTGTCTGTCCACCTTGACCATGTACTGAAGGACGAATGTGGTGTGCGGCACTTCTACCGCTACTGCGATGACGGTGTGGTGCTTGCCGCTTCCAAGAGAGAACTCTGGGAAGTACGAGAAATCGTACATAACCAGATGGAAAGCATTGGTTTGAAAGTGAAGGCAAATGAGCGCGTATTCCCCGTAACAGAGGGCATAGACTTCCTCGGCTATGTGATACGCCCTGACTATATCCGTTTGCGCAAGCGTATCAAGAAAAAGGCGGCGGCGAAACTTAATGAAGTGAAATCAAGAAAGAGACGGCGTGAAATCATAGCCTCCCTCTACGGGATGTCCAAACATGCCGACTGTAATAATATGTTTCATAAATTAACAGGCAAAGAGATGAAATCATTCAAGGATTTGAAAATCGCTTACAAGCCGGATGACGGCAAGAAGCGCTTCCCGGGTGCTGTGGTGAGCATCAGGGAACTGGTAAACCTCCCCATCGTGGTCAAGGACTACGAGACGGGAATCCACACGGAACAGGGCGAGGACCGCTGTATCGTCAGTATTGAGCAGAGCGGCGAGCCCAAGAAGTTCTTTACGAACAGCGAGGAAATGAAGAACATTCTCGCACAAATTAGTGAACTGCCGGACGGCTTCCCGTTTGAAACAACCATCAGGGCGGAGACCTTCGGCAAAGGTAGAACTAAATACGTTTTTAGCTGATGAGAGTACAAGGAGATGCCGGCGTGCGGCTGCTGGAATGCACCAACCCGGTAAAAGGAAAGTGGCGCGTCCGCTGGGATGTGCAAAAACGTGAGGACGGATCGACGGACTACATGGAAGAGGAATTCGACCATAGGCCAAGTGACGAGGAAATCAAGGAAACCGTCATCAACTGGTACAACAACCAGACGGATCGGGCTATCCTCTCAGGATTCAGCTACGAGGGCAATACCGTGTGGTTGTCGACGGAGAACCAGTTCAACTACAAGGCGGCCTATGACCTTGCCAGACAGTCCAACGGTGCCACGCTTCCAGTGAAGTTCAAGTTCGGTTCCGACGAAAAGCCGGTGTACCGCGTATTTGAGAACATAGAAGACCTTACGGACTTCTATACAAAAGCCATGCGCTACATTCTGGAAACGCTGGATGCCGGCTGGAAGAAGAAAGACGCGTTTGATTTGGAGCAATACCAAATTGAATAAACTCTGAAAACTACCCTCGGGGGTAGGGTGTAAAAAAGCCCCCGGCCTGTTAATAGTCATCTCACCTACATATTAACGCAATACGAAGTACCGCACGACCGGGGGCCAATACCCTCGTCGCGGTACTTCTTTTTTGCGTTTATGTAAGTGAGATATTGCAAAGATACAAAAAATGTGATAATGAAGATAATAGAGGTCTTGAAATTTAACAGGGAATTGATAAAAAAACTCAAAATAGCAGGAATCCGTCTGGAAGACGAGGAGTTTGTGGACTTATATACAGATTACACCATGTTGCTGGAACACGGCGAGAAAGTGTCGTATATCGTGGCCCGGCTGTCGGATAAGTATGCAGTGAGTGAGCGCAAGGTGTATATGCTTATCAAACGGTTTCAAAGCGACTGCAAACCACTTGCAGTATGATTTGGTGTAAATGTTCTTCTGGCTCACCGAATATGACGACCTTTGCCGTACAAAATAAGTGCGACAATGAGAAAACAATACCTTTCGGCACCGCTTCCTTTTCAGGGACAGAAGCGGATGTTTGCCAAGGAGTACATCAAGGTACTCCGGCAGTTCCCTGACAATACGACTTTCGTGGACCTGTTCGGTGGTAGTGGATTGTTGTCACATATCGCCAAGTGCCAGAAGCCGGACTCCACCGTGGTATATAATGATTTTGACGGCTACAGGCTTCGGCTGGAGCATATTCCGCAGACGAATGAACTGTTGGCGGAACTGAGGAAAATCGTGGACGTACCACGGCACAAGCCAATATTGGGAGAGGCGCGGGAACGCGTACTGTCCTGCATACTCAGGCATGAGCGTACCCACGGATATGTCGATTATATAACGCTGTCCTCGTCGGTAATGTTCTCAATGAAGTATGCTACCGAGTTCTCCGACTTTGAGAAAGAGACACTGTACAACAACATCAAGGCTGCCGACTATCCGTCTTGCAGCGACTATCTCGACGGGCTGACCATTACCTCTTGTGATTATAAAGAGGTGTTTGAGCGATACAAGGATGTGCCGGGTGTGGTTTTCCTCGTCGATCCCCCATACCTGAGTACGGATAGCAAGACCTACAAGATGTACTGGAAGCTATCTGACTACCTTGACGTGTTGACCGTCCTCTCCGGACATCGGTTCATTTACTTCACCTCGAACAAGTCTTCCATAGTAGAGCTTTGTGAATGGATAGGTAAGAACAAGTTCATCGGTAACCCCTTTGAAAACTGCCACCGCCGGGAGTTCAATGCCCACATGAATTACAATGCGTCCTATACGGACATTATGCTCTATACGGACGTTGCTTGAATTACATTCTAATACCGTTTGAACGATGAACAAATACTATCAGATACTGGGCAAAGTACTGGAGCAGGGAAAGCGCCAAACCAACAAGAAGGGGAACATCCACTACCTGCTAAACGAGCGGCTGTCCTTGACACCTGCCGACCTGCTTGACATCTTTGAGAGCCACGGCATAGCGAGAAAGAAACTGAAAAATGAGCTACAGCTGTTTATGCAGGGTGAACGACAGGTAGAAAAGTACCGCGAGGTGGGCATCAACTGGTGGGACTATTGCGGTAGTGTGCTGGTGAATAGTTATCCGACCTATTTTGAGAAACTGCCGCCATTGATAGCGAAAATAAATCGCGAGAAACGCAATTCAAAGAACTATGTGCTGTTCCTCGGCGAGACAGGTGCGGAGAGCAACCAGGCACCATGCCTGAGCCTGGTTCAGTTCCAGATAGACGAAGGCGAGCTGGTTTTGTCGGCCTATCAGCGAAGCAGTGATGCGAACCTCGGACTACCGGCCGATATATACCACCTCTATCTTATGGCACGGCAGATAGACCTGCCACTGAAAAACATAACGCTGAATCTCGGAAACGTACACATTTACGAGAACAATTTAGAGCGAACAAGGCAACTGCTTAAAGGTGATGAGAGTGTGAAGTTTGACTTGAATGTTTGAAAAGGATGATAAGAAACAAGAAACGCCCCAGAGAAATCTGAGGCGTTTTACATTGTGGAGGGGGAACCTGAAAAAAGAACATTTCGTTTTACAAGGCAGAACGCTTCGTTTTATTTTTTCGGAACGCTTCGTTTTACGGATTATAGTATTATTATACAAACAAAGCGAAATATGTTGTTCTAATATTTCTTCTATTGAAGTAGAAATTGTTATAATCGCTATCTTTTAAAAATATATATTTACTTCTTTCATACTAACCTATAGGAATTTTGCTTCCATAATACAGAGGAAGGAAAAATATAGATATTAAGAATTTTTCCCCACCTTTTTCCTACTGACCCGGAAAAAGGGGCTCAGTAGGAAAAAGGTGTGGATTATGCATATAGGTTTTTGATTCTAAACAAA